TACTGTAGAACCCATTACGATTACAAAGTAATCAGAACCACTAGCAGGTCCAGATCCTGTTGGTAATTGTAAAGTAGCACCATTTAATGAAAAACCTTCAGAAGGTCTACCAGTACCTGAATTTGGTTTTTGAACTACACCATTAATACTTAATATGACTTGTTGAGCATTACTTGGAGCATTAGATAATGTAAAATCTATACGACTACCATCAAAAGATTCTGTAAAACTAGATATAAAGAAATTACCTATACTTTGTACTTCTTCCCATCCTGGAGTACCTGTGGTATCATATACCAACATTTTTCCAGTTCCTGTATTAAAAAATAAATCTCCAGCGTGTAAATCTGTTGTAGGATTTTGTGTACCATATCTATATCTTTCATTAAAATCATTTATTTGACCTGAAAGTTGAGCTACATCTGTTTCTGTAGCTAAGATTTTATGATATACATAACTATGATTTGATCCACTAGATGTTAACTGTAAACCTTCTCCAGCAGCTAAAACATTAGGATTAGCATTACCAGCAGCTCCACCATACAATGCAGCAGGTACACCAGTTATTGTTACACCAGTGCCTCCTACGGTAGTAGCTCCAGAAACTACTCCAGAACTATTAATAGATAAACCACCTGCATCAGAAACACTTACTATCACATCTGCTGCTGGTTGAGAGTTAGGGAAAACTACTTCAGTGGCTATTGCTATAAAACCACCAACTGCTGTTACAGCTCCAGCTACATGGTCAGCTACAGCTTTAGAAGTTGGTATTGCTGTATTACTATTGGTAGTTAAACTAGTTTCTCCAAGAGTTTTACCGTCTAATTGGTTTAATTCAGTTGTTGAAGAAGTTAAAGCTGTTCCACTTGCAAGTACAGATGCAGTTCCAGATTGCATACTGGACATTGTTGTTAAAGGTGAAGCAAGAGGTTGTTTAGCATTAAGTTGAGTTTGTACATTAGATGTAACTCCATCAACGTAATTAATTTCAGCAGTTGTAGCAGTAACACCATCTAAAATTTGAACTTCTGTTTGTGTTAAATCAGCTAATGCACTAGCAGTTCCACTAGCCATTGTTGCAAGTTCTGTTAACTCAGCATCTAAAGGTTGTTTACCATCAATTTGAGTTTGAATTGCAGAAGTTACACCATCTACATATCCAAGTTCTGTTGCTGTAAGACCTGCTGGAATACCATCTAAAACATTTAATTCAGCAGTAGTTACAGTAGCTCCATCTAATATTTCTACTTCAGCTTGCGTAAGATCTTTTAATGCATTTGCTGTTCCTGAAACCATTGTGGCTAAAGTAGTAAGCTCAGAATCTATAGGCTGTTTATTATCTAATTGAGTTTGGACAGCACTTGTAACACCATCTACATAATTTAATTCAGTAGTTGTAAGTGTTGCTCCATCTAATATTTGTAATTCAGTTGATGTTAATGCAGCAAGAGCACTAGCAGCTCCTGATTGCATATTTCTAAGAGTGGCTATATCAGCATCTAAATCAACTCTTATTTGACCAGATCCAGGACTATTATCAACAATCGTTACTCCATCACCACCTGACACATCAGTAGTAAGAGCTGTATCAATTTTACTGTCTACCCTGGCATCAATAGCCCCTGTAGTGGCAGCTTTAGTATTATTAGATGCCCAAACCTCATTACTACCTATAAAGCCACCTAGAGCTTCTAAATCTCCAGTACCAGTATTTAAAGCAGCAAACGTATCAGAAAATTCTTGTAGACCAAATCTAATTTGGTTATCTGCATTGTTAAGGTCAGCAGCAGTTAATGTAGAACCTGCTGTGTAGGTAACCGTTGCATTTTGAATTGATGTAACTCTAGTTAACGTAACAGTTCCAGTTACACCTGCGTTTAAAACAATGTTGCCACCATTAGGTTGTTCAACAGTGCTAGTACCTGAAAAAGAATATGAACTTGCTGATTGAACGCTACCGTTAACAGTTACACTAATATCTGATTGTTGTATATAACCAATAGGACTTCCACCTGAAGTTGTCAGGGCAAAAGTAGTTGTAGATGAGCCTGGTGTATATGTTCTTGATGCAAATGCCATTAGTTAAATTTCCATTTTGTTTTGCCACCATTTAAAGTATTGCTCATTGGCATCTTGTGGGGCTGCATATTCAATCGGTTCTTTTACCATATTACCTGAATCATCCAAGGTTTCGTAATAACCACGCAAATAAATTTCTGCTGCTCTACTAATTATATCTGATCTTAATTCCATTAACACTGTTCTTTTGGTAATTTCATCTGTAGGAAATATTTCTTTTTTATCTGCTAAATCTGCTAAATTACCTCCAAAAGTCAGGCTATTCTGATCTGTTGTTACTAAATCTTTATAGTATAAACCTGTATATCCTGGAATAGGTTCTTTGTTTGTTATAATTTCTTCAAACATTTGATATACATTTTTACCTTCATCTCTGTATTCAGTACCTAAAAATCTTCTAAATCTATTAACCATAGTTTCATTAGCAACGATTCCATATTTTCTAAATACTTGAGTAGGAGGAACTATACCGTGTAAAAATAGTTCACGATCAACTATATCTGCTGTATCAGGTACAGGGAAGTTACGACCAATAACACCTTGTAATAATGTTTTTTGATCAGGACTTACATAAGTAATATCACCTTCTTTATACCAATGTGCTTGCCTAAAATCACCTTGTTTTACATTATCACTAATAATTTCAAATTCATCTAAAGCTTCTACTAAAGGCATTAAACCTACATTTCTTGCAGTATTTTGAATAAATCTAAGTGGTAATTCACTTAAACCTTTAGCACCATCAAAAAGATCAGCCCATCCTTCTCCCCATGTTAAATCTTCATTTACAACTTGTTCATAAGTAAATTCTTTTGGTTTACCTATTATTCCTGGTCGTTGAGCACTAACTACTGGACGAGCTTCATATGCTGGTATATCAGTTACTAAAGGTACTATGTGCCTAAATAATCCACTTCTTAATGCTGTGTATCTAATACCACCTATTTTTTCAAAATATTGTAATAATAATTGTTCAGCTTTTTCTGGTTTTTTCATAGCAGAAATAAGAGTATCTAAACCTGCAATAGCTGGTGCATCTAAAAATGTTTGAGCTGTAGCAACAATTGCTGTACCAACAACATTTTGATTCATAAATGTAGTATTTTTTCTAGCAAAATCTCTATAGTTTGCTCCATAAGCTAATAGTTCACCTATAAATGGTAAGAATCTATAAGGAACCCAACGACCTAAAAGTTTAACTGAATATGTAGGTATGTTTGCAGCTTGAGATTCTCTAAAGTTTGTTTGTTGACCACCTGTAATTTCTATGTCTCCATTTATAATTAACGCTAATAATCCAGCATTAAATGTAGTTGCTAATGTTAAAGCTGACCTAGCATCAGCTCTTACTTTAGGATCTTTGTTAAATAATTTACTTTCAAATCCTAAAACTTTTTCACTTAAATCTACACTTCCAGGTTTACCATCTAAAACTTTTTGAAACTGTCTAACAACATTAGTGGCTGCTCCAATACCTTCAAATACAGCTCCAGCAGGTATAGGTGTTCCTAAGAAAGATTGTGAATGATATAAATGGAATTGAAAAGCGTTAAATGGTGCTCTTACATAAGGAAATAATACAGCTTTATATAATTGTAAATCTTCATCTCTTCCACCAGCTTGTAAAAATTTACTTGTTTTACCAAAAATATCATCTCCTGGTTCCATCATCATGTCAAAACTTAAAGCTATTTTCATAGCTTCTTCATCAGCAATAGCAAATGAAACATCTTCTGCATTTTCACCTATACCTACTCTTATAGGTTCCATCATGTCATCTCTATATATTCTTTCTACTTCAGCTTCAAATTCAGGAGTTCCTTTTTTAAATTTAGGTACTCCTTTACCATCTAACATATCTTCAACCATAATACGAGCTTTAGCTTTAGCAAATGCAAAAGCATGAACACCACCAATTAATTCTGTACTAGTTTCAGAAGCAAATAAAGGTAATGTACCTCCAACTCTTTCACCACTAGTTAATTTAGATTTACGAGGACTAATTCTACCTCCAGTTAATTTATCTAAAGCTGAATCTACAAAACCTGAAGGACTTGATTTATACATAAATTGAGCAAATTTACCTGCCCTACTTTTACCTAAACCTTTATAAGCATCACCTAAAAAGAATTTATCGTGTAATTCAAGTAAATCTACAAATAAATTATTTTTAACTTGTTGTAATTTTTCAGGAGGAACTATTTTTTGTATAGCTCTACCTAAACCATTATCAGGTAACTGTACTCTTGATTTATCACCTAATAAATCTAATTTTTCTTGTTCTCTAAAAGGATCTTTAACTCTTGAATTTCTAAATTTACCTGCATCTTCTATAGATTGTGCAGCGTCAGTAATAATACTACGATCAAATTGCCTTGCTTTATACATATAACCTAATACTTCTCCAAACACTTCTGTTTTAGTACGAAGCATTTGTTTAGCTATTCTTTCATTTCTAACTGCTGATGCTAACGCTTCTTTATCTGCAATCCAAGGAACTTTATTCCACATTGCATTTATTTTACCTGTTAATAATTGATTTAAATCGTAAGCTGCACTATAAATAAATGTTTGTGGTATAAATCCTGTTTGAGTTGATATGTTAGATAAACCAGCAGAAATCATTTGTGTATAAAGTATTCTATCGCCTGTCATAGCTATAGAACCTAATGATTCAGGATTAAGACCAGCTACTGTTAATTGACTTGTAATTTTATTAAATATATTTAAATCAGAGTCAGTAGGTGTTAAATCAGGATCAGTAAATTTATTTAAAATTTCTTCTACTTTTTTAGCATTAGAATCTAAACCTATATATGTAGGTAATTTATCTTTAGCATCTTCTGCTAACTTAACAGTTAAAGTATTTGCATTATCTGCAAACTCTTCAAATAATTCATCAGCCTTTTTACCTTGTCTAACTTTAGCTTGAGCTTTACCAAATCTATTAGCAATCTTTGCCATAAATGTGCCTCTTAAACTAGCTAAGAAACTACCAGCTAAGTTACGAAGCTGCATAAAATCACCAACTGATTGATATAAAATTAATGATTCTTGAGCTGCTAAAGCTCTGTATGTTTGTAATTCAGATGCATTTAAATTAGATGCTTGATCTCTAATAGCACCCATAATTTTATATAAACGTGAACTTGTTACACCAATTTGTAAAGGTAAGACACCTGTTTCAAACATGGCATCTTCTACACCTGCCATAGCTTTACCTCTAGCTAATCTTCTTGTTTCTAATAATGTATATAAATCTTCAAACTCAGCTTCTGCATTAGCTAGTTTACCTGCCCATTGATATGATCTTTTTAAAAATCTAGTTGTAACTTCATCTGGTTGACCTTTTAAATTTTTAACAGCATCTAACAAAGCTAATTTTCTTTGATTGTATCCAGGAAATCTACCTACAGATCTTTCTAATGATCTTAAAGATAACCTATCCCATGAATCAGGAACCTTAGTTCCATTTTGTATAGCTTTTTGTTCTTGCATAGCATAAAAAGCTTCTTTCTTTGCATAATCATCTAAAGACTTATCTAAATCAAGATCTGTTATTGCATCACCTTTTTGTTGTTGTAATCCAGCATAAGAATCACCTAAACCTAAACGTACTTGAGCTTGTCTTAATCTTGCTTCTTTATTTAAAGGTGCTTGTGTTGTAGTACCAGTTGTAGTAGTAGCATCAGGATCTATTGTTACTCTGCCATCTTCATCAAGTTTTAATGGCATTTGATCTGTATTGTTAAACCAAGGATCATCACTACTATCATCACCTTTTTTAACATCATCACCTTTAGGCATTGGTTGACCTACTTCTTCAGCAGCCATTTCTAAAGCTTTAGGATCTATTTCAAGATTACCTACAGTTCCATATTCTTCTAATTTTTGAAATTCATCCTGTATACCGTTTAATAATTTAACTTCTAAAGCTTGCCTTGTATTTTCTAAACTTGAATCTAAATCTGCTCCAGCAGCTCTATTTTGACCACCTAATGAAACATAATTATCATAAAGTTGTTTTACATTTTTATATGATTGATAAAAAGGATCATCATCTAAAGTAGATACATTTACACCATTTTTAAGTCTTGCTGTATGTAAACTATCTAATTTTTGTAATAAAGGTTGTAATTCATTTACAAATTCATTTACTGCAAAAGCTCTACTAGCTTGTAAAGAATCAAACTGTGCTGAAGCTATACGACCTTGTGATGATGGTTCTTCTAAATCTATAAGTCTTTGTTCTGATTCACCTTTTAATTCATCTATACGTTTCTTATATTTATCTAAATCTTTTGTATAACGATTAAAACGTCTTTTATTAGTAAGGCTATCAAAATATTCAGGATTATTTCTAGATGCTCTATTTATATCTCTTATAGAACCTTGTCTTGCTTTTAAAAGTTTATTTATACGATTTAACTCATCTGTAACTTTTACATTTGCACCACTTATTTCTGTAGCTTTAGTAGCTGCTGTTTCTCCTTCTTCTAATGTTTTTTGTATAGCTAAATCACCTTGATGTAAACCTGTTATCTTTTTATTTAAATTAGGTAATGATTCTTGATATATACCATTAAATGTAGAATTATATTCGTATAATTCATTTTCTTTTTGTTCTTCTAAACCTTTTGTTTGTGCTTCCTCTACTTTTACTTTTACATCATTAATAGGTTTATTTAATGCTTTATCTACATCAGCTTCTGTTAATTTTAAATTTTTAAGTTTTTTAGCTTTTTGTAATCTAAATAAATTATTTACTGAAGCTAATATACCACGAAAAGCAAATGCACCTGCCATACCTCCTTTAAGGTTTTCACCATAATTTGCATAATATTCAGCTTCAGCATCTGTATCTGAAAGTAATAAATCTATAGCTGCTGATTTAACTTCTGAATCATTTAAATTTAATATTCTATTTATTTCATCGTTTTGATCATCAGTAGGATCTGGAGGTGCAAATAAATATAACTCTTCTAAAAAATCTTGAGGTAGTTCAGCTCCTATACCTTTAAATATTTTTAAGCCTAATCCTAATAAATGTTTTTTGTTAGGTTTAGCAAAAGCTTTTAAAGCTGCTGTTTTTGTAGTAGTACCATAGCCAAAGACTTGACTACCTTGAGGCATAATAGAAGATAAAACTATAAGTTGACCTAAATCAGATATAAACTCACCTGTTTCTGTTTCTGGTTCAAATGCTTTGTATATTTTACCTTCATCTGAAAACGCACCTAAAACTGGTATATCTTTTGATATTCCTAATTTATAAAATTCACCATTTTCTGTAGGAGGTGAAATATTAAATCTTGCAGCTATTTGACCTTTTTCTGCTGCTTCTTGTTGTTCTTCAAGAACTTGTTTTATTGGTTTACCTTCTCTTTGTGCTTTTTGTATAAGCATAAGATTAGGATCACTATAACCTCCACCAGCTCCAGATGCAAAACCTTGTAATACAAATTCAGGAGTTGATTGTGCTAACTTTTGACCAGCCACAGTTACCGTTTCTGGTATATGGGTAATCATTGATCCTAAAGTTTTTAAAGTTTCACTAACCCAATTAGGACTTTTTTCTTCTTCTTTTTCTTCTACTTTTACAGTTTCTTGTTCTTCTGTTGGTACAGTTGATTCTTGTTCTATTTGTACATTAGAACCTTCAAAAGGCTCTTGAGCTTCATCAAGAGTATCTCCATATTTATAAGAACCATCTGGAAAAATTTTATAAGGCATTACGGTGATAAACGATTTTTAAGGAATTTGTTAAAAATTTCATTTGTAATGTGTTGTGGTAAAGGATCTTGATATTGTGAAAAATAAGGATTTTTTCTTCTTATATCAAGGAACAAATGAAATCCAGTACCTCCATCCATACTAGGCGAATAACTAGATTGTGAGTGTTGCGTACCCCAAACTTGTCCTGGTTGATATATTTCACCAGTTTTTACTTTAAAATTTTGGGCATGAGATAACCTTATAATATCTCCTTTTTGTAAACCATTACCATTACTAAGTACAATTGCTTCTGAATAATGACCTAAATTACCTTCATCATAAGCTACATTAGTAATTTGCATTTTTACAGGAACATTGATTGATAAAGGTTTTTTAGCTCCAGATGTTTTTGATTCAATATGAAAACTTATACCTGAGTTACCGCTAGTAGTATTTTCACCATGATCTTTTATTATTGTTGAACGATTAACAGTAACATTCATTAATTTATTTCTTAACTCATTAAATTTTTGAGAATTAAATTCTAATCCTCCAGAATCAACTTGAAAAACTCCATCACTAAATTGACCTTTTACAAAATTTTCTAAAGTTAAACCTTCATTTAATCTTTTAGCTAATTTAAATCCTTCGTTAAGATCACTAACTGCTGTTGGTGTAAAACTATTACTATCTGTGTATAAAGCTGATAATAAATTTTCTACTGTACTTGTATTTATCATTGGCTCATTTTTAAACATAGTTGTTAAAGCTTCACTTTTAACTAATTTAGAGTTTGCAGATAAAAAATCTTCATTAGTATATACACGATCTACACCTCCTATAACTGCACCATTATCATTTCTTTGATATACCATTAAAGTTTTTTCAGAATCAACATTATTAGTACCTGTAAATTGATTAGGATCTGTAAAATAACTGTCTGATTGTAAATGTTTAGATAAATCTTCTGCAACAGAGTTCCACCAAGTAGGATCTTGAAGTTCTTCTGCTGTTGCATCAGCTATTCTATTTCTTCCGTATTTAATAGCTAAATCATATGCTTCTGATTTTTGATAATTGCTATAAGCATTTTTAAAATTATTTGTAATTGTTTTTCTTTGTCTTTTACTTGTAATTGAATTTTCTTTAAAATAATTTTCTAAAGATTCTTCATTTATTGTTTTAGCTATTTTTTCCATTTTTGTACCTAATTGTTTTAAACTAGGATTCCAATCTTTAGCTGCAAAATTAGTTTTAATTTTTTGTATTTTTTCAGCTAATTTATTATATTGTTTACCACCTTTTTCATAGTTTGATAAAATATCTGAAAAATCTGCATTAGGATTTTGTGCTCCTATAGTAGTTATTCTTGATAAATCAGCATTGTAAGTATCTATATCTACTGTTGCTCCTACCTGTTTATCTATAACTTTTGATTCAAAATTTTCTATATCAAGGTACTTAGGTATAGGTACATCTTGTAATTCTACAACTCCTGTTTCTGCGTTGTATATATGCATTTTTACTGTTCCACCTGTTTTTTGAGCTTCTATTACTTGTTCAAGAAAATCTCTTTTAGCTAAATAAACTTCATCAGTATCTAAACCTTCTGTTATTGTTCTTAAGTGTAATTGTCCATTATCTTTAAATTTTTGTTCATCTAAATTAATTGATTGCTGTAAAGCATTATTCATTCTTACATCATTTTGTATAGCTTGATTAGATGCAGTTGTAATTAAACTTCTAAAAGTAAGACCTGTTTCTGGATCTATTTGATCTAATAATTTTTGACCAGGTACACCATCTAACTCTACATTTGCAAGTGCTCTTTTAAATTCACCTAATAAACCTTTATCTTCTATATCGCTTATACCATCGTTATTTAAATCAATAGGAAATTTCTTTAAAAAAGGTATTTCAACACTATTACGATATTGATCGTAAGTTAAACCACTATTTATAGCATCTCGTTTAGCACCCAATAATTTATTTACTAATAAATCATTATTATTATTTAAAAGTATTCTTGATTTTAATAAACCTCCTTCTTTTCCTTTTAAACTTTTATAATCATTTGTATTTCTAGTCCATTCTGAAACAGCAGAATATTGACTTTGTAATGCTTTTTGTGTTAAAAAATTTAATTGATATTTTCTGTGTTCATCTCTTATACCTTCAAGTAATCTAGGTAAACCTTTTGATAATGTAGGTGCAACATTTGCCGAATACATTTGATTCGGAATACCAGGATAATTCTTTTCATAATATTTAGTTGCATATTCATTTACTTTTCTTGATACTTCTGTCGGATCTTCAATCTGCGACAAAGTACCCATATTAGCATTTACATAATCGTAAGTCCTATAAATAGTATCTTGACCTGCAAAAGAAGCTGTTTGTTGTAACCAACCAAATCTAAACCAAGGATTACTTCTTACTACCTCATCAGCTAAATTGTTTTCACCTTTCTTTCTTAACTGTTTAGCTACTTCACCTATTTCTAAACTATCTAATTGGTATTGAGCTACTTTATCAAATAATCTTTCTGCATCTGCTACCTGTTTTTCTGATTCTTGTTTTACTAAACTGCCTGTTAATTTTTTACCTTGACTTACAAAATTTTCTATAGATTGTACTCTCTGTTCTAAAGCTGTATCAGGTACAAAATTTTGAAAATCTAATAATTGTCCACCTCTACGTTGAGGTGTCATTTCAGGTGTTGCAGGTTGTGCTCTATCTGTTTGTTCAGGTTTTACAAATGTATCCCTTAACTGTCTTTGTGGTGTTATACCAAAACTACTTGTCATTCTTCACCACCTCCTTCATCTCCTCCACTTTCATCTTGGGATTCATTACCGCCACCGCCACCCATATCTGGAGGACGCATCTCCATATATGTATTGTAAGCCCCCATAGCAGCTCCAGCTACATCTAATAAACTTAAACTACCTGATACTTTAGGTTGATTAGGTAAGTATGTTTCTGCTGGCATAGGTGCTAAAGGTTGTACAGGATCATTATATGGTCTTGGATTATATAAAGTAACTGAATTAGTTTTATTCATAGCATCAGCATTAGCAGCTTGCATTGCTGATAATTTATCTCCTAATCTAAAGTTTCTAGTTATTTGACGATTACCAGCATTCTGTAACCATTGTTGATGATATGTATTTGATATACGTTCTATACTTCTACCAGCTTGACCACTAGCAATAACTTTTACACCATCTGCTATAGCTTTAGTTCTTAAAGATTCTAATTTTATAGTGTCAGATGCTTCTTCTTCATAATATCTTGCATCTAAATCTGCATATTTTTTACCTAAAGCTTCCATAGCATTTATAGAAGTTTCTGTTTTTAATTGAGCACGATCAGTAGCTAATTGATTTTCATATTGTCTTAATTCAGAAGTATATTTTGATTTAGACAACCAATTAGTCATATCAACTTGATAAGCTCTGTAATTAGCTTTATTAGTAGCAGTTGATTGTCTAATAGCTCTTATAGAATCAGCTTCCCATTTACGCCAAGATTCTATGGCAGTAGCTGATTTACGAGATGCTGAACCTAAAATATTCATACCAAAATTTAGCATACCGCCAACTTCAGGTGTAAATAAACTAGAAAGTGCTTGCATTACTGATATTTCCTCGCTTTATCAAAGTATAACCCCGTCCATTCTAAAGCTACAAACTTAGCTTGATCTATACTGTCGTTAATAATTTGTACAACAACTTGATCATTTTTACTTTGTATGTAAGAACGAAATTTTGATTCTTCAAAATCAGACACTTGACTTAATACTATGTTTGCATTTAGAGGATCTCTTCTATCAAATTCATAAATTACTTTAGATCTAAATTTAGGAGTAACCTCTACAGTAAAATACCTAGAATCATTATAATAGACATCTAAGTATCTTAACTGTAATCTTCCAGTACGATTACCTATAAAAGTGTTATCAGTAGCTGTTTTACTATAAGGCATTAATTGTGGTGGTTGGAAAGTAAAAGTAAATTTTTCACCAAATATCCAAGAACTACTAGAAAAATCTCCTAAACTATCTAACACAAAACTATTAACTCCAGCAGGTACTGAAGCTGCTGTAATCCATCTTTTCTTAGCTTCATTAGCATCTGAGCTATCTTTTTTAATAACTACAAACTGAGCTGGATTAACTGTGTAATATGGTAAATTAACTGTAGTTTTGTTAGTAGCACCACTATAACTAAATGTTACAGCACCTAAATCAGTAGTAATAGAACTAGCTAATTGACGATCTAACAAAAATAATTCTGATTCTTCTTGTGGTGGTCTTGAAGCATTTACTCCTTCTAAATAATATTTAACAGTTCCATCCTCTGTATACTTAGCAACTTTGTATAATGTACCTTCAACAAATTCACACCAATGTATACTTTTATTTGTAAACTGCCATTTAGACCAAGCATTTTGTCTATTAGTTAAAGAACCTCCTGATGCTTCCCAAAAGAATTGATACACATACAATGCATCTGGATCATCTTTACTAAGAATTACTAAATATTGATCAGTACGACTAACAGCTAACGAGTCTACATTTTTAGGAATGTATTTAGGTATAGTTTCTGTGATAACAGCAGTTTGACCTAAGTTGATACCAACCGTTCTATCTGTAGTTATAAAAGTATGGATACCAGTAAAATCACCTTCTTTAACAGGGAATATAACCTGTGGACCTACCTGTTGAGGTTTAACCTGTGTTTCCATGCTTATAGAGCTTATACGTCCTACAGAGGCTGTTTCAGGAGAAAAGGTTACGTTATCACCTGAATAAAGTCTAAATTGGTTTTCATTAGAAAATAAAACTAATTCATCTTGTTGCTGTAAAGCATAATTTAACACTGTTACATCATTACTAACAGCAGTTAAATCTATTGGATCAGTATCTAAAACTTGTAAAGCTGATTGTTGCCAAAAATTATAGTAATCACCAGCTTCACTAAGTATTATATTTTCACCGCTTATTACTCCAAAACGATTTTTAAAAAATACTATATCAGTAACTGGTCTACCAACAAAAGAAGGTCCAGGTAATTCATCTGCATCACCTGCTAATCGTTCTGTCCATCCTGGTATTGCTATCGTTGTACTACCATCTGTATAATTACCGCCAGTAAAAGGTTGAAAAGTAAATCTTACAAGACCTGTATCGTTTCTGTAGTACACAAAAGAATGAGGCATTGTATTATCATCTAATTTTCCAGGAGTTCCCCATCCTCCAACTTCTTCCCATGTACCTCTACCATATGTACCATTAACTGTTGTATTTTCTGCGTTAAATTTTAAATAATATGAACTTTGATCAGCAGCTCCATCTGGGGCTACTATAACTTGATAACCTTCATATGATGTACTTGGTAATTCAACTACACTTGTTATCTGACTAGAAAAACCAGACATAAGTGTGTTACCTCTAGCATCAGCAGCTACAAAGCTTTTAAATGATCTAGAAGCATTTGTTAATCCTATTAATATTTGAGAATCATTAACAGTAAACGTTAAATGGTTAGATGTATCTGCTGAATCAAGAGCATTTTTTAAATCTGTTGCAATAGTTTGTGTACTAACCGCAGTTCCAGAAGCTAAAGTAGCAGTTGTAATATTTGCAGATATTGTATTTCCGTTATCTAATTCAATAGAAATAGCATATTTTGTGTTGTAATCAACTAATTTAACCCATACTTGAGATTTTATAGGTACATAAGCATTACTAATATATCCAATGTTATATCTTGTTAGAGTTTCTGTACTGTCGTATGTTGTATTTTTTTGAATATTAGTTACAAAAACAAAGTCTTGAAATGAAGTAGCTCTAAATCTATCTCTTGCTCTACCTGATCCACGAAGATATTCTAAATTTGTATTTGTTACACCTGCAAAAGTTTGTTCTATTGGAACAATTGTAGGTAATATGCCAGATATAGGTTCTACATTAGATACTCCAGTTGCAAACGTAAAATTAGATTCAATAGTTAAACTAACTCCAGATGCTGTAGCTGTAGCATTGTTACTTAAAGTTAAACGTGTTCCAGAAACATCAATATCAACAATTGTTGTATTTGCAGGTATACCACTTCCAGTAACAATAGATCCTATAAAAAGATCTGACATACTGTTTACTGATTGAACTACAGCAGAATTGTTACTTGTGTTACCTGTGCGTGTAACAGTTCTACTATCATCAGCAATTATTAAAATAAATCTTTCTGTTGTACTTCTGTTATAAACAAAATACCAAGCTTCATCCCATTTAATAGTTCCTACTAAAGTATTACCACCTGCATTTTTAGTTAATGTATCTATACGTTTTAAAGGTACACTTCCTAATCTTTTCTTTAAACCTTCTACTAAATCACAGTTACCATTTTCTAATACCTTTGCAAATCCAGGTAAAACAAAACTATCCGCTTGTTGATTAACGCCTTTATTTAGCGGTCCTATTATTTGACTAAAAAGTTCTCTAGACATTAGCGATTTAATATATCAGGAGGAAACATTGTTTGTACTCGACCTCCATACATATCATCAGGTCCACTAATAAAATTGTGATTTTGTGACATATCTTCAGTACGTTTTAAAGTTTGTAACGCTTGTTCCTCATCTTCTCTAGTGTAGCTTTCAATACTACTTGATGTTACAGCACGGTTAGAGAACATTCTTGCAGCTCTAATCATAATGTAACGTTTTCCTGTTTCAGGAATATTATCCCATTCTAACTCTTCTACAAGTTCTGCAACTAAATCACTTGCAGTTCCAGTTAAATGTACTCCTAAACTACCTCTTAAATCATAAGTGTTTTTCTTTCTGTCAAACAATTTTAAACCACGCAATACAAATCTTTGTGATGGATAAGATAATGGATTAAATCTTACCGCTAATGTATTACTTGGAAGTGTTGAATGTCCAGATGAATCTAAAGGAATATTACTGTAAGTCATTGTATTCCATGACCAACCAGCTCCTTGTACTTCTGTACTTATTTCATTTAATACACTTTCTGCTAAACTTGCATCTCCTGTTAGAGGAGGAACGAGTGAGTTAATAGGGGATTCCCCAATAATTGAAAGAAGAGTATTAACTGCACTTAATTTTGTAGTTGCCATTATGTCAAAAAATAAGGGGAAACAAACTGTCTCCCCCTATTGTAATTGAATTAGTTAAAACTAATTAATATGGGTTACCATCATGAAGTAAACTTACACAACAATCAGGACGGAGTATACCGTGTCCAACTGCATAAGAAGCAACCATCATGGTTGATTGAGTCATTGCTTTGTACTCAGCACCTGTCATTTGCATTGAAATGTCTTTAAGTGCCACTGTACCTACAGATTCTTTTGTAAAACAAAGTCCAAATAGGTTAGCAATACTTGATCCATTTCCTTGCTCATCTTGGTAGTAATCATTAGTACCAGCAGCAGTAGTTCCATCAGAACCATCCTTACCATTAATGTAGTTAGGACGTTCTCCTCTTGTTGTAGCAGATTGGTTAGATAGACCTGCATATGTCTGACCACTTGTATAGCTATTTACGCCTAAGTGATTAGAAGTACGGATCTGGAAACCAGCTACTTGAGCAACCATATTGTTTGCAAATGTTCCATTACGTCCATCGCCACCGTTAAAGTCAGTGTTGATTGCACGGTCAGAAGATATAACATCGTAGTAAGCACCTGGGCTTAATACTGCTATACGTCCATCTTTAGGAGCATCTTTTTCATCAAGAGCTTGACAAGCTTTCATCAAGTTTTCAACAATTAAGTCACCTCTGGCATTTCTGTCAGCAGCACCGTTAAGGTTGACACCTGTGTAAGAAGTTCCACCAGGAAGTTTGTTAAGAACAAATAAACGTTCTCCAACTGTAAAGGTTGAATTAGAACCTGTACCAATTGCCCCAATTGGGTTAATAACAAATGTAGCTGCACCGTTTGTAGGAGCAGTTGTTATAACACCATAAGCACCTGAATCTTCACCATATACAACAGTTCCAGCAGCCCAGTATGATAACTCAGCAGTTTGGAAGTTAGCAGATAGTGTGATTGTGTTTGTACTTACAGAAGCATATGTACCTCCATTTAATTGGAATCTCTTAGAATCCCAATCGTTAACACGACCATCTGATTCAGAAGCTGTAAGAAGTGTACGAACAAGACGCTGATCATAGCTTCTTGAAAGTGCTCTTCCTAATTCTCTTGAGTAAATGCTTCTAACATCCCAATGTAGCTTGGCTTCTTCTAAATCATAGATACTAGCGTCTGCGATAAGTAGATCATCAATAGTGATTATTTTCTCACCAATTTGACCTTTGTTACCTTGACCTGTAATCCAATCACCTGGTCGGTGATAACGACTTGAGAAGCGACCTGTAATTGGGAAGCTTGCACTTTTACCCGAAGATATTGTTCTTTTTTGTGTTAGATCTTTGAAGATTGTCTCTCTGTTAAAAACAGTTAGAACTTCTCCAGAGAAAATTTTGAGAAAATTAGCATTCTCTTTTTCAAAATTACCAGAGGCAGATCCAGCGTTATATTGAACGCCATTAATACCACCTAATCTGGATAGTGATGCAAAATCTGGCATCTTATTAAATAGATAGATGTTTACGGACGCTAACGTTTCACTGTTGTTATCTCCTCAGAGGCAACAATTTTACATAAGCTAATCTTATATTAGCTTAAAATAAGAACTTTTATACTTATCTAAGAAGGACTTAGTACATTACTTCTACTAAGTTTTTCTTCTACATCTTTTGTGTAAGCTGGATCTTGTAAATAACGTGGGTCATCCATAGCAGCTACAACTTCATTTGTAGATCTATAAACATCAGTTGAATTGTTACTTATTGTACCGCCTAATAAATCAGGCTCTGATCCAACTTCTGATTGAAAAGCATATACCAATGATTGAAGAGCATTTCTAGCTCTAACAAAATCACCACTATTAACTTCTTTGTTGTAATCATCTATTTCTTTTTGATCAAGATTGTCTCTTGCCCATTCACTTACAACTTGTAAATTGTCTTGACCACCTACACTTTCTAACAAAGTTGATTCTTCATCTTGAGATAAAGGTTGTTCTTCAATGTTAGTTGTAGGTTCTTCTTGTTCAGATTCTTCCTCTTGTTTACCATCGTAACCAATAGGACGTTCACCTAATTTTTTCTCAAGCTCTTGATAAGCTTGTAACAATTCATCAGGAGTTTTAAATTTACCACCAATAAGATCTTCTTGATTTTCAGGTTTATCTTGACCTTCAAGAATAGCTTTATCAGCTTCTGAATAGGCTTCTGTTTGTTGACCTAATGCACCATCTAATTGTGTTTCCATTTAATTAACCTATACGAACTGTTAGATCAGGATAAACCCAAGCTGGTTTTTTCTGCTCAATTGCTTTTTTATACTGTTCGTAAGTAGTAGGTTTCTTTTCTTTTAGTTCTTCAAGTAAAAGATCTAATTTAGTTTTTGAAGCACCCTTTGGTGGCTCTTCAATAACCTCTGGTTTTGTTTCAACCTTACTGGTTGGTTTCTTGGTCTGTCCTGATTGAGTCATTTTCAGCTTTTAGTAATTGGGCTTGCTTGCTAGGATCGTTATTTGGATCTTGAGCAGCAGCCTGTTGTTGCATCATCATAGCTTGCTGCTGCTCTTCTGCCATTAATTGTTCATCACTCTTAATAAGTTTATATGTATCTAAACCATCTGACGCTGCTAATCTTGTAATTAATTCTCTATTATTTACAAATTTAGCCATACCTTCTGGACCCATAGTTTGAGCTAATGTTGTAATAAATTCAATTAATTTAGCTTTATCATTACCTCTACCAAGTGCATCTAAACCTGTAGTTATACGAGGTGTTACTACATTTTTAGGTAACTTTGGTAAACTACCTTGACGTTCCATAAGAGCCATTTTTCTTTTAACTAGTGGTAGTTGTAGTTCTACAGATAATACAGAATATATTCCACCTAACCCTGATTCTAATTCATTTGCTACCATTCTAATTTCTTCAGCAGTAACTCTATCTCTACCTGAGTTACCAGCCTGTATAGCACTATTTAATAAAAATGCAAAACTAAGTCTTTGTTCTATACGAGCTATTGTATTTAATGCAACTGTGAGATCTGCTTGCTTTTGCATTTGTAAAGGTGCAACATCTCCTACGTTACCAGCTACAATACTTCCATTCGCAGCTCTAGCTAAAGCATCTGGGCGTGTAGTGCCAGATGGATTGCAAAGAAAAATTATTTTTGCAGCAGCAGCACTACCTTCAACAATTGCTTTACTTAAATATTCAAGAGATTTTAAATCGCCAAGTATCTCTTCACAAAAAGAACGTCCGTAACTTTCATGAGCCACCCGAAATAATCTTAATGGAATCC